CCTACAAAATCTGCATCATCAATGTAATGGCTTTGTGATTTCTTTTCCATTTTTAAGCCATACTGTTGATAAGCATCACTGTCTGGCAAATCAATTGTGTTTAATTCTGCGTGGCTTAAAAAAACAACGTTCATGTCTTTTTTATCCACTAAAATCTGACAGGCTTTGCGCACTCTGCCGTGCATAGATGATAATGCCTGATAACCTGCGCCATAACCACCCATTGCAAGTGCTAATGCTTTCGCGCTGGTGTTGCCTTTGGTTATTTCATCAGTAAACAGACGATCTAATTTACTAATTGAATCAATTACCAACGTTTTGTACTGGTGATCTTCATTAATTAAAGTTAACAATTGATTATAAATATCGTCAGAACTGGTAAGCAATGGGAAAGCGTCAGGCATTGCGTTTGTAGGAACAGAAGATAAACCATCTTCTGCTCTGATAAAAATAGGTGCGGGGAATGTGCTGGCTAGACTGGTTTTGCCAATACCTGCGCCACCGTAAATGGTGAACAATCGGTATTTATTAACGGGTTTGCTAATCGTGCTTAAAAGGCTCATGCTACACCTCCAGCATAAACAGCAGATTGAAAATAAGAGCGTGCAATTTCATTTACTAAATAAGTGTTAGTGAATGATTGGAATTTTTTTGTTGCGTGTTGGGCATAAGCTAAAGATAATTCTGTTCGGGTGCTTTCGTCAGAATCAATAAAAGAATCAACCATGTTGTCTTGGCTAATTGAATTTGCAACTGATTGTGCAAACATCAAAACATCAGCTGGGTGTACGCCCATTGATGTTGCCAAATTAATAACGTCTTGTGAGTATTTCATTGTGTTGCTCCGCATTGGGATTAAAAAAAATAATTTGTTACTACGGGTACTATATTACTAAAAATAGTTTATAATGTAAACATATTTTTTTAAATCTTAAAATACAACAAGGAAAACACAATGACACCAGATGAAATCAAAGAAAAATTACGCGTGATGAACATTAGCAAAGTAGCGGAGGAATCGGGCGTGTCGCGCAATATGCTGCATCGATTTTTGCACGACCAGTTTAAAAAAGAAAAAACACCTTATGAAAAAACCGTTGAACGTTTAGCGCAATATTTGGAAAATTTATGAATGATCTATTAAATGCAATACGCGCTTCAGGCATAAATCCGCCAACGCATATAAATCAGCACGGCATTACGCGCTTTGCCACTACAGGCAAAGAGAAATCTGGCTGGGTATCATTATTTATAGACGGCAAAGGCGCATGTTATGGTGACTGGAAATCGGGCGAGCAACACGTTTGGTTTGCTGATGGCTTTAGAAGTAGCGAAAACGATTACGAACGCGAACAAGCTATTGAGAAAGCCAAAGAAGAACGGGATTTTGCTTACAGCAACGCAGCGTTTAACGCTCAGGAGCTGTACGCAAAACTCCCACACGCTTTAGATCATGATTATTTGACGCGCAAAAATGTCAAATCACACGCAGCACTGCGCATTTATGACGGCAAACTCGTTATTCCTGTTTATGGCGTGGGTGGTGAAATCCAGTCGCTTCAATATATTGCCACAGACGGCACAAAACGATTTTACACGGGCGGTAAAATGCAGGGCGGTTACTTCACTATTGGTGAGCCGTCCGACATGGTAATCATTGCCGAAGGCTTTGCCACCGCCATGACAATCCACGAAGCCACAGCACAATGTGTTGTGGTTGCGTTTAACGCTGGGAATTTAAAGCCAGTATGCGACATGGTACGCAGTCAGTATAAAGGCAGGGTGATTATATGCGCAGATAACGATGCAAGCGGTGTAGGTATTGAAAAAGCCAATAAATGCGGGGTTGAAGTAATCCACTCGCCCATTGTTGGTGAAGATTTTAACGACATGGCAAAACGCGCAGGCATATTAGCGGTTGCGGATCTCATTATTGGCAAAAAGCAAAACCTGTTTGTTTCAGTCCATGATTTGATGGCAAACACCACACGCGCTGATTGGGTAATTAAAAACCTACTAGAGCGCGGCTCAAATACATTACTTTTTGGTGAATCTGGTGCGTGTAAATCGCTGATTGCGATGGATTGGGCGTTTTGTATTGGCAATGGGATTCCGTGGCACGGTCACAAAACTAAAAAAGGCACGGTGGTGGTTATTGCTGGTGAAGGGCATCGAGGGCTTGCAATGAGGATGCAAGCTCTCAAACAAAAATACAACATGAATCCTGACAATATTTATTTTAGCACAAAAAGCGTTAATTTGCTCGATACAGACGCGGTAATGCGTGTAGCCAATATCTTAGATGGGTTAGACTTAGACGAGCCACCATGCGCCATTTTTATCGACACAATGCACAGAAATATGCACGGTGATGAGAATAGCAGCGAGGATATGGCGATATTCTTGGCTAACATGGAATTATTGGCTAAGAAATATAATGCAGCTATTTCACCAGTGCATCACAGCGGTCATGGTGATAAAGGTCGTGCGCGTGGTAGCAGTGCCATCAAAGCTGGTATGGACGCAGAGTTTTGCATGACAAAGAAATCAAAGATGGAAGTCACGCTGTCATGTACCAAATCAAAAGATTTTAGTGCAGGCAATAATATGGATTTTAGAATAAAAGTGGTTGATCTTGAGGGCGATTGTTTTTATGACGATGACGAAGGAAAACAGATTGAGGGCGTTTATTTGGAATATGTTGGCGTTGGTGAGGAGAAAAAAGAGTTATCCGACAAAACAAAAAAGACGCTTGACGGGTTAAAAATGGCAGTTGAAAAAACAAAAGTAGATGGGAAAAAGTATACATTGGAAGAAAAAGATCATTTTGTGGTGACGCTTGAACAATGGAAGCCATTTGCATTTGAATGCTATGCTGTAAAAAACACAGGACGACACGCAGGTTGGTTTAGGGAAGGAGTAAAAACACTTATAGAACAAGGTCTTGTTGAAAATAATGGGCAATGGTATTGGGAGAAAATATAGTATACATACATATACATTTGTATACTTTTGTATATTGTATAGGTCTGGCCAAAAAGTATACATACATATACACCTCTCTTTAAAGAGGTGTATATATGTATAGTGGCTTGTATATTTAACTGTATGTTTAATTTTTTAAAAATAAAATTACTATTTTTTACTTTTTAGAATATAATCTTTTTAACCAACCAACCTAGAAATCACTTTATGGCGATTTATCAATAACTGGGTTGGTTGGTTTAACCATGAAGAATTAAACCCTAACGCGTGTCCTCTCGCACGAAAAAAAGACGGGAGCAGTTATCGCATCGTGTTTCTTGCAACGCTTCTTCGGTGTGTTATGGTTTAATTACTTGATGGTTAACTTAAACAGGAACAAGAATGAAAAACACATTGACAGATTTAAACAATCATTTATTTGCTCAAATGGAAAGATTGAGCGAAGAATCATTAAGCGTTGAACAACTGGCTTTTGAAGCAGAACGCTCAAAAAGTTTGACAATTATTGCGCGTACAATTGTCGATAATGCGCGTTTAGTCCTTGATGCACAAACACGCATTAATGACATCCCAGAACGCAAAGAGCTACCTGCTATTTTAAAATGAACAGCGGGCAGTTTGAAAAAGGGTTTACGCCTTGGAATAAAGGATTAAAAGGCGTCAATGGGGAATCGGAAAGCAGATTTAAAAAAGGTCATACTGGTTATAGAACTAGACAAATTGGCGATGAAAGAATAGATAGAGATGGTTATGTTTATGTTAAAGTTTCTGAAGGTGGTAACAAACACCATTGTTGGAAATTAAAGCATCGATTGATTTATGCACAGCATTATGGCGAAATAACAGGTGAAACGATTGTCAGGTTTTATGATAACGACAAACAAAATTTTAATATTAAAAATTTATATGCGGTAACAAAAGGCGAAAATGCTGTTTTAAATCGTTTAAAATTTGTAAATGAACCACTTGAGTTAAAACCGACAATATTGGCAATGGTTAGAATGTGCTTAAAAGCTAAAATACCTTATAGGATTACTTGATGCAAATCACACAACGTAAAACTGCGGATTTAATACCGTATGTGAACAACGCACGAACACACAGCGAGCAACAGGTGTTGCAGATCGCGGCAAGCATAAAAGAGTTTGGTTTTAATTCGCCCGTGTTGGTTGATGGTGAGAACGGCATTATTGCAGGTCATGGGCGCGTGTTGGCGGCAAAAAAGTTAGGACTTGATGAAGTACCAACCATTGAGCTTAAACACCTCACTAAGACGCAAAAGAAGGCATATATTCTTGCAGATAATCGCTTGGCGTTGAATAGCGGTTGGGATAATGATTTGTTGGCGTTAGAGCTGGGGGAATTGTCGGACGATGGGTTTGATTTGGATTTGCTTGGGTTTGATGATACGGAATTATCATTGTTTGATGACAATGAAATAGTTGAAACACAAACGCACGAAAGCAAAACAAAAGAAATTGATACTGACAATTTTGAAATGGCGCATCAATGCCCAAAATGCGGGTTTGAATATGATTAAAAAACCAGATTGCGCTTGGAATTTAACCGACTTAAAAAAAGTCCCACAAAATAATATTAAGGTAATGACTACGTTTTCATGTGGTGGAGGTTCATCAATGGGTTATAAATTAGCTGGTTGTGATGTTATTGCCGCAAATGATATTGATCCAGAAATGGCGTATCACTACAAATTAAATCATAATCCAAAAAATTATTTTTTAATGCCAATACGTGATTTATTAACCGCAGATTTACCTCCTGAATTGTTTGAGCTTGATATTTTAGACGGTTCGCCACCATGTTCAACATTTTCAATGACAGGAAGTCGTGAAAAAGCATGGGGCAAAGATAAACATTTCCGAGAAGGTCAAGCCAAACAGATTTTAAGTGATTTGTTTTTTGATTTTTTAGATGTTGCCAAACATTTAAAGCCTAAAGTTATTATTGCAGAAAATGTAAAAGGTATGATTCAAGGCAATGCAAAAGGCTACTGCAAATTAGTCATGGCACAATTAAAAGAAATGGGTTATCAACCACAATTATTTTTAATCAATGCCGCCGATTGTGGTGTACCGCAACGCCGTGAGCGTGTTTTTTTCTGTGCGGTTCGTAATGATGTTAGTAATAAAAAATTAGAATTAGCACCAAAGCATAGATGGATAACAACAGGTGAGGCGGTTAGTGATTTGCAAGACTTAACAAAAGAAGAAATTGCAGATACAAAAATATCTGAATTAGCATCTAATTTATGGAAAAACACAAAACAAGGAGATAATTTTCAAAAAGCTTGTGAAAAATTAACAGGAAAATCAAGCTGGTTTTCTAATTCAAAATTAAATGAATTATTACCATCGTGTACACTTACTGCAACTCATACAAATTCTTATCATTATAAAAAAGATAGAAATTTAACTTTAAGAGAATTTAAAAGACTTGGCTCATTCCCTGACGATTACAAAACAAAAACAGACAAAATAGGTAAATACATGATTGGCATGAGTGTTCCTCCTAAAATGACTGAACAAGTAGCTAAAGCTGTATGCTCGCAATGGCTTGGGGTTAATTATGGCTCTCACACCTAAACAAGAACGCTTTGCTCAACTCGTAGCAGAAGGCAAAACACAGGCTGATGCTTATCGTGGGGCGTTTGATACTAAGCCAACAACTAAGCCTGAAACAATACAAAATAGTGCTTACAAGCTAATGAATGACCCCGACATTTCCGCGAGGGTTGACGAGTTACGCAAACCAATCATTGAAGCTGTTGGCATTACACTTGAATCGCATTTAAAAGACTTGATGACGTTGCGCAATCTTGCTGTAAAAAACAATCAAATCAATGCGGCAATTACGGCTGAAATTGCCAGAGGTAAAGCAGCAGGCGTATCAACAGATCGCGTTGAAGCAACTATAAAAACAGGTTACACATTTGTGGTTGAGCGAGCAGCGCGTGAAGATTAGGCTTAAGTTAACCCAACCTCAAGAAGACTTCATTTTCAGTGAAGCAATCCACCCTGCAATGGTAGCAGGATATGGCGCGGGAAAATCACAAGCCGCTGTCATTAGACTGGCTTTGCTTGCATTGAAATACGATGGTTTATCGTTTGGATTTGTTGAGCCTACTTATGATCTTATACGGCTGATTGCATTTCCACGCTTTCAAGAAATACTTGATGAATGGGGCGTGAAATATAATCTTAATAAAGCTGATGCAATTATCAAACTCGAAAACAATTCGCAGATTATTTTCAGATCAGCAGATAACCCAGAACGTTTAGTTGGTTTTCAATTAGCCGATGCGGTAATAGATGAAGCCGATACGTTGCGTGTTGACCAAGCCAAACTGGTTTGGACTAAAATGCTTGGACGGATTAGAGAACGCAAACCAGACAACTCGCCTAACACGCTTGCAGCGGTATCAACTCCCGAAGGTTTTGCTTTCATGTACGAAATGTGGGGTAAAGAACCACGCGAAGGATATGAGTTAATCAAAGCACCTACTTCAAGTAATCCCTATTTGCCCGATGGCTATATCAAGCAACTTGAAGCAACGTATAGCAGTGCGCAGTTATCCGCGTATCTTGATGGCAATTTTGTTAATTTAAATGCAGGCAGTGTTTACCATGAATTTGACAGAAAACTTAACGCAAGTTATGAAACCATTATGCCTGATGATGTACTCCATTGCGGGCTGGATTTTAACGTGGCTAATATGTCTGCTGTTATCCATGTTGTGCGTGGTGATAATGTTCATGGAGTTATGGAATTTGTCGGTGTCTTTGATACACCAACAATGGCGCGGTTATTAAAAGAACGCTACCCAACGCACAGGATTTTAATTTATCCTGACGCAAGCGGTAACGCTCGAAAATCAAACAACGCAAGCGAATCAGATCACAGTATTTTGCGCTCGTATGGAATGCAAGTGTTGGTTAATTCACGCAACCCGTTCATTAAAGATCGCGTGTTATCGGTTAACGCCATGATTCACAATTTAGGCGCAAGACGTTATTTTGTTAATGCGCAGTATTGTCCAATGCTGGTTGAATCACTTGAAAAACAATGCTATGCAAAAACGGGTGAGCCTGACAAAGCTGGTGGATTTGACCACGTTGTTGATGCAACAGGTTATTTTATTGCGTATAGATACCCGCTAGTTAATAATAGACCATCATTTGCAGCAATTACAGGAATATAAAAATGGCAGTCGATACAAAACACAGCGAGTATCACGAATATTATGAGCAGTGGGAACGATGCGAACACGCGTCAGAAGGGCAAGACGAGATCCACAAAGAAGGTATCAAATACCTTCCACGCCTAAGCGGTCAAAATGACGCTGAATATTATGCTTACAAACAACGCGCGTTATATTACAACGCTACAGCAAGAACGATTGATGGCTTAACAGGAATGCTATTTCTTAAGCCCGAAGTCATCACAGCACCAACAGCAATGGATAATATTATTGCAGACGTGACAATGGGTGGGTTATCACTGCATCAATTTGCTGAAGTTATTAGTGAAGAAGTTATTACTATCGGACGTTGTGCCGTGCTTGTCGATTTTCCACCTATTATAAATGCGGTAACGCTTGCACAAGCACAGGCACAAGGCGCAAGACCTTACGCGACCATGTACGATGCCGAATCAATTATTAACTGGAAAACGGGGCGCATTAACAACGTTGAACAGTTAACACTGGTGGTACTTGAAGAAGAAAACGAGATTGCAGTCGATGAGTTTGAATCTAAATGCGAACCACAATGGCGCGTTTTAGATTTAGGCGATGGTGGAATTTATCGTCAACGTGTTTTCAGAAAAGACAAGCGCGGTGAGTTTATTTTAGTGGATGAAATTTACCCACAAATTAATGGCAAAGCGTTAAACAAAATACCGTTTGAGTTTTTTGGCGTGCGTGACAATTCACCATGCGTGGATAAACCACCACTGCTAGACCTTGTTGACGTGAATTTGTCGCACTACAGAACCACAGCCGATTATGAACATGGCTTGCACTTTACTGGACTACCAACACCCGTTGTGACAGGATATTATTCAGACGATAAAAGCGCGTCACTTCGCATTGGTAGCGGCACGGCATGGTTACTTCCAGACCCACAATCAAAAGCATTTTATCTTGAATTTACAGGTCAAGGTTTAGGTGAATTGCGTGAAGCATTGCGTTCAAAAGAAGCAATGATGGCAACACTTGGAGCGCGAATCTTAGCACCTGAAAAACGCGCAGCAGAATCAGCGCAAACGGCTAATATTCACAGATCAAGTGAAAACAGTGTACTTGCTTCAATTTCACAATCAATTAGCATTGGATTGACGCACGTCATGGAGTATTTGCGCGATTGGTCAGGCGTAACTGGTGATGTTAAGGTTGAGCTTAATCGTGATTTTATTCCAAACTCAATGACAGCTCAGGACTTGGATAGTTTAGTTAAGGCTTGGCAAAGCGGTTCAATTTCACACCAAACTTTATTCGATAACCTTGTTGCTGGTGACATTATTATGCAAGACGTATCGTTTGATGATGAGATGGAGCGCATTGCAACTATGCCTGCAACTGGTGGGTTGTTGTAATGGAAGAATCAGCGAACACGCAACTGCGCGATAAAACGATTGCACATGAAATTTATTTGCAGCGATATTATTCATCAACAAGTAAAAAGGTCATGGACTTGTTGCGTGTTGTTGAAAAAGATTTGGTTAAACAATTAAAAACGCTAGACCTTGATAACCAAATGACAATTCCACAGATTGACGCGCGTTTGGAATCAGTGCGGGCGATTTTAAATGAAGGTTATGATTTAGCCGGTAAAGAGTTAATCAGTAACATGAAAGACGCAGCAGAGTATGAGCAAGAATGGCAAATCAAAGCCATTGATGATTCAACGCCTGTTGTGCTTGATATGGTAGCGGTTGCGCCCGTGACGTTATTTGCTGCGATTGAATCAAAACCATTGCAGGGAAAACTGATTAAAGAATGGATTGATAAATTAGATCAAGATAGTTACACGCGCATACAGGACGCTGTGCGTATCGGTTTAGTTGAGGGACAATCTTATAATGACGTGGTTAAACGCATTACCGGCACAAAAGCATTGCAATACACTGATGGCATTAACTCACTTAACGCACGTCAAACACAAGCGTTGGTAAGTACAGCAATGGCACACGCTACCAATACAGCGCGTGATGAATTTTATCAAAACAATAATGATCTGTTTAGTGGGTTGCAGTGGGTAAGCACACTCGATGGTCGTACTACTTCAATATGCCAAGCGCGTGACGGGAAAATATACCCGCTTGATAGTGGTATTAGACCTCCTGCACATTTTAGATGTAGATCGGCAATGGTCAGCGTTTTAAAATCATGGCAAGCGTTAGGAATTAAAAATCCTGATGGACGCACACGCGCATCGATGGACGGGCAAGTTGCGCAAACCGAAACTTATCAAACGTGGCTAAAGAAAAAACCAGAGGCGTTTCAAGATGAAGTGCTAGGCAAAGCACGAGCGCAATTATTTCGTGATGGAACGCCATTAGATAGGTTTGTTGATGCAAGCGGTCATACTTACACACTTGATGAATTAAAAAATAAAGAAAATTGAATTTTTATTGTTTATGCTGTATAAATGCGACAAACACTCGCCATGTGTTTACTCTCGTGTCGTTGGTGTTACACCTTTCATCAACGGCACACCCTAATTTGTAAGGAAATAGTCATGTCATTTTTTGATAATATTGTTCATAAGGTTTCAGACGGTGCTAAAAAAGCAGTCGATGAAGCAACAGGTGCAGTTGATGATATTTCACACGGTG